CGCGTGCGGCCTTCTTCCGCGCTTGGGACATTGCCCGCCGTACCTTGTGACGTGACGCGCGTACGGTCCTCGCAGGCTCGTCTCGCATACCTGAAGCGGACATAGGCACGCGAAGAACCGCGACCTCTCCGGAGGTCATGGCCCACTCTCGCGCTATGAACGCGGCCTGCACTCGCGCATGTTGACCAGCGCAGTACGGGCACCTCTTGGTGTCCTCGCAGACCACTTTACCGATGGACATGTCCGTGTGTGCTTCGTTAAGAGAGCACGACGTAAGCGCCGCGGCTATACCGCAGTAGGATAATCTGGTCATTTTTCGGATAGTGGAGACAGAATCCGTACCCACGTAGTGGTTGATCAGCCACCGGATATTGACCCGATCAGCCTGGTTGAACGACGGAACGGCACGCGCTGGCGTTTCTTCTCCGTCTCCTTCTCCGTCTTCTCCGCCTCCGTCTCCTTCGCCCGCCTTTACGCTACTGGCTATTGACGCCGGGACGTCTCGCGGCGCGTCGAGCAGGTAGCCGAACGATCCACTCCCCGTCTCCCGCGCCGATCTGATCTTGGTGCGGAGCTCCGCGTCAGTCCACGGCGGCGCGCATCTCTCGTTCCACGAGGTTAGCACGTGGAACGCAGAGTCGTCAGAGAGATCGAACCCACGGACCACCACGCAAGCGGTCTTGTATGTATGTATGTCGCCGCCCGCACCTTCGACGGCGCCGTCGACCCTATCGAGGTATCGACTCGCTCGGAACTCAGCCATCGCGGGTGAAACGTAGCCAGGAACAGAATCGCGCCGAACGGCCACCGCCAGCGATCCGGGCGCAGAGGGGGAGCGGCCCGGTGAGACACGCTGATCTGTGGATGGTAGAGAGACCGCCCGGCGCAATCCTGTATCGTTTCTGCATTTGCTCGTATGAGCCGTCCCGCAGAAGCAATCCTCATCAAAGACGGATAGCGGTAAAAGCCCGCCATGCTCCGCGGCTATGTAGGCCAGGTAGTCCGCGGGCGTCGCGCCCTTCGCCTGGTAGACCTTGCCGGTCTTATGTATGGAGCCCGGCGCCAGGACGTAGCCACCGTCGCCCTTGATGTCATAGTCACGCATCGTGACGCTGTCGCCGGCGGGTGTATGCCCTCTCGTCCGCGCGGAGAACCACGCGACCCCGCCACGCACGCGCCCGCCAAAGGTCTGAATGTCCGCGTCTGTAGGGTATTGATAGTAGCGGTGCTCGCCTCGCCCCGTCTGCACGGTGATCCCCGCGGCGGGTAGGAGCTCGTCCAGGTAAGCGACCGAGTCGACGCTGTCCGCGTCCACTACGATCCGGCCCAACCCGCGCCCCAATAGGATCGCGGCGTTGCTCCCGCGGTGTTTCCCGCGAGAACCCCACCACGATTCGGCCACCTCTTGCGGGATGCGGTCCTGCTGGTAGCGCCCCCACTTCACGAGCGGTTTTTTATCGCCTACGCCGATAGGCACGACTTGCGCCCCGGCGGCGTGCAAAGCCAGGAAGAACGCGGATCTCTCCGCGTCGGTCATGTCCCAGCTCGATGCTTTTTCACAATCCATCATGGGCCTCAGTATACGTTCTCCGACAGACACGTGGTTAAAACCCTTTGACGTGTCGGACCGATCGTGTATTATGTTGATTCCATCATAGGCTCTAAGCGGGTCGCCCTACCTCCCCGGTAAGGCGGCCCGCTGCTTTTATAGAACCCCAACCTTCTGTATGAGCTCCGCCGTCTGTTTGCAGACGTCGCAATCGCATTTCATCCCCCACCGCAGATGCGACGCCCGGAAGCGCCGGAGTAGATCCATCGCGGTGATCAGGTGATATTCGGCCTCGGTCAAATCTTCCTCCTCCTCGTCGCCCTCGAAGTCATACCCCCACCGATCGCGGAACCATTCATCTACTCCGCCAATCTGTAGAACTATATCGACCCGGCTGGCGTCACCCGGTAGGTTAATCCGCGCGAAGTGTACGCGGTTCCTGTCGTGCGGCACTTGCCACCGTATAAGATTCGCCTTGAACCGCTCCCACCCGCGATCCGCGGAATTCGTTGTCGAGTGCGGGTGCAGGATAAAATGCCAGTCCTCGATGGACACGGCACCCTGGCCAACCGTCCGCTGTAGCCACAGCACTTCGGCCATATGTAGTTTCATCGCCTTCAGACCCGAGACGCCCGGGCGCATGACCGGCCCGCAGAAGCGATCGTACGTGTAGTACGTCATCCCGCGCGGTAGCCTGTACCGCTTCGGGCGCTTCGTTCTCTTCGTTCTCTTCGCTTTCTTCTTCGACAATGTAGATAACAATATAACCCCCCCCCGCAAGATGTGTCCTATATCGCCAACCAGTTCACGGGTTGCTGATCCACCATCGCCCGACGGTTGAACAGCGGCGCGTCGTCGATGATCCGCTTGCGCGCCATCTCTGCGTAGACGGGGTTGAGCTCCACCCCGCAGAAGCTCCGGCCCAAACGGACGGAGACGAGCCCGGTAGTCCCGGCGCCGGCGAACGGGTCCAGCACGACGGCACCCCGTGGAGCGCCCGCGAGGATGCACGGCTCGATGAGCTTCGGTGGAAACGTGGCGAAGTGCGCGCCCTTGTACGGGCGGGTGGTGACGGTCCAGACGCTGCGCTTGTTGCGGCCTTTGGGGTTGCCTGGCGGGCCTCCCGAATAGGCGCTTGAGAGATTAGCCCCGCTCCGGGTGCCCGTCGCGTGCGCTTCCTTTCTCCCAGACGGGAGCACTCCGCCAGTGGGTGCCAAGTCAAAGCCGAACCGCTCATCCCCCTTGCCACCACGGTAATCGTCGCGCGTGACCCCGTTCCATGAAGTATGCGCCTCCCTAATCGCGTCGGCATCGTAGTGATACCGCGCCGACTTGCTCATCAGGAAGATGTACTCGTGCGACTTCGTCGGGCGGTCTGTCACGCTCTCCGGCATCGGGTTCGGCTTGTGCCAGATGATGTCTGAGCGCAGGAACCACCCGTCGGCCTGGAGCGCGAACGCGACGCGCCACGGGATGCCGCAAAGGTCCTTCGGCTTGAGGCCGCTAAAGTTACGGGGTGGGCGGTTTCGCATAGCCTCACGCTTTGCACGTGCGTCATCGCCATATTTGTTGTCGCCGCATCCGTTCAAGCCACTCTTACCCATTGCATCGGCGCTGCACTTCCCGGGTGCAGAAGCGCAGTAGCTATCGCCCAGGTTGAGCCAGAGCGTGCCGTCGTCCCGGAGCACGCGGCGCACCTCGCGGAACACCTCGACCATGCGCGCGACGAACGCCTCCGGGGTACTCTCAAGCCCGAGCTGGCCATCGACGCCATAGTCCCTCAAACCCCAGTACGGAGGCGACGTGACGCACGTCTGAACGCTTCGCGGCTCCATAGCGGCGAGCACGTCGAGCGCGTCGCCGGTAGTGATGCTCCACCTCATATCGCCAACCAGTTTACGGGTTGCTGGTCCACAACATCGCGCTTCCCCCGTTGCCGATCGCGCCACCGCGCGCGGGCTCCGGATATGTCCAACAGTCGCCCCGCCTCGCCCTTCGTCAACGCCTTACCGCGCGGCACGTGTACCCGCCACTTCTCCAGCGCCCGCATCTGCGCGGGTGACGCCGGCTGTTGCCGCCACGGCGCATCGGCGTTGCACGCCCACCGCCCACCGTTTTGTAATACGCGCTTCTCGGCGACCGTGAGCGCGATGTCCTTTTGCCCCCAGTCGCATACCAGAGAAGGCGGTTCCGTTCTGGATCGAGGCTCGAACACCGCGCGCCATTCGCCGTAGCCATTGGATTCCACGTGTACGCTTCCGTCACCCGCGGGTAGCGTGTAGCACTTGTTCTGCGCGACGCACGCCCATCGTATGCTTGTTTCCTGCCCGTTCTCTTCCCCGTACTGGCGTGATAGATCGCTCTTGCCCGCGACGGCGCGAAGGAATGACCGCAGGCGGCTATCCTCCATGTCTAATTCTTCAAGCGCGGCAAGGCGTGCCTTTTCTATCCGTTCCTGCGTCTCGTCGTCTTCCATTGCGTATGGATGAAGCTCGCCCGGCCCGTACTCCAGCAGCGTATCCGCGGTGACCAGCCCGTGCGCCTCGTGCGCTCCGACCATGTCAACGATGAGACAGTCCGGTTTCGCGCATGAGCATGGCGGGTCTTGCCGCGTCGCGCCGCAGTCGCAATGTACGCGGAGACCACGGCCCACGCATTGCACGTACAGTTCCTGGCATTGCGTCGGTCTCGCCATAACTACGGCATCGATCGATGTATCGTCGTACCCTTCGGTCAGAATTCCGAAATTCGTCAAAATCTGGAACTTGTCGCCCTTGTGGTCTGCAACCGCCTGCCTGCGAGCGTTTAGCCCCATGTCGCATGACACAGACCTTGCAGACATTCCCTCTTTGTTACAGCGATCTGCGACGAGCTTCGCCTGGCCCACAGAGACACAGAACACGAGGATTTTACGCCCTTGGCTATATGCGTATTGGATGCCCTTCAATGTGGCGAGCACCGCGGCCTCGGTGACCATCTCTTTTGCGAGCGCGTCCTGCGCGAAGTCCCCCGATACCCGGCTGGTCGCCAGCGTGTTTGGATCGAACTCCGGGAGCACGATCCGATGCGGCACGGGCCGGACCAGGTAACCCTCCTCCACGGCGCGGCGGATGCTGTACTTGTACGCTATGCCCTCGGGGTACACATCAAGCAGGCTCTTTTTGTCGTCGCGAGACGGCGTCGCGGTGAGCCCGAGCACCGGAGTGTCGGGGAACGTCGCCAGCACCCGTTTATAGGAATCCGCGGCGGTATGGTGAGCCTCGTCCACGACGATGAGATCAAACCGCTGCGCCGCGATCTGCGCCAGTCGGTTAGTGCGCGACACCGTCGGCACGGACGCTATAACGAGATCCCGCGCGTCGATCTCATTCGTCCCGGCCTGCACCACGCCGATCTCGTGCCCGTCCGGCATAAGCGCCCGCGCCGCCGCGGCCGGTTGCGTGATGAGCTCGTCCCGGTGAGCCAACCATAGAGTGCGGCTCTTGGTCGCCTCATGCAGCATCAGCCCGGCAATGGTTTTACCGCACCCCGTCGGCAGCGAGCATATAGCCCGCGCCGCGGGATTCTTGTCCAGCAGCGAGACGAACGCCCGCCCCATCTCGACCTGGTACGGTCTTGGATTAATCGTCGCCAGCATCCTCGTCACCTCCCATCACGGTCTCTTTCATATCCATCACGAGCCCCAGTACACATTCATCGCACAACTCCCACGAGCACCACGAGATCCGCAATACGAACGCATTACCGAAGATCTGCGGAGTTCCGCAATGGTCACACGTCGGCAATTTGCCGTAGATCACGCGGTCATCGTCTATCGCCGCCAGGCGGTTAAACGTCGGCCGCGCTGGCTCTGGCCCAGACTCAGCCAACGCACCGCGGACAATGCGCCGCGAACCCATCGACAAACCACCCGCTGCGCGAAGCGTGAACCCGCGCGGCTTCAGCGTCGCCGAACACCTCCGGGTGCCCCGGCCTATCCCGCCGCTGGAGCACCTCCCCGCATTGGTCGCATGAGACAGAATAGATCTCACCGCAGAGCGCGGCGCATTGTCCTATAGCCATTCTTGCTCCTAATCTCCTGACCCGTTTTTGTTCCTGGAGATGAGCCCATCGAGGTCGTTTCGGTCGAATCGGGTGCATCGCTTGCCTAGTTTTATTTTTGACAACTCGCCCTCTGATACGAGCCACCAGAGATGGCGCTCACTAATACACAGGTATCTCGCAGCCCATCCGGCTTTTACCAGTCTGACTGGGTCATTCGTCGTCTCGCTCATTGGTCTCTCCCTCTACTAAAAGAGACCCGGACGCGCGACTAACAGAACACACCGCCTCAGGTGACGTCCGTTTGGGTGCCACGCGCCCGGGTCTTGTCTCCTGCTCTCTCGATGTTCTCGTCGGTCTGCGGTGCCCAGCCCAGCCAGACGCCGCAACCACAAACGATCCTGATGTGCCACGTCCCATCGTCAAACTGGCTCCACGAGTAGGTAGTCGGCTGCGGCCCGAACAGTCCCGGACCACAGGCTCCGCATGTGGTCTTCACGCCTCGATCTCCTGCTCTTCGATCCACCCCATACGAGTCATGGACCAGACCCGCATCTGCTTCGTCGGCGAGCCCTTCCGCCTGTCGTCGCTCACGACCCATACATTCGTGAACGTGCCCAACATGGGTAGGCTCTTCCTGTGGAGCTCGCACTTGCGCCTACGCGTCGCCACGCCGGCCGGGGTTGTCACCTGCGCCAGTAGCCACCCCTCAGCTGGATGCCACCCGGCGAGGTCCACGAACCCCCACAGGTCATGCGAGCGGGTGCGGTAGACCCGCCGCCCGCCGCGATAGGTGGTGTAACGTGACGCTTCCGCGCGGTGTATCGTGTAGCGCCTGGCCTCCAACCAGGCCCGAAGACAATTTTCGAGGTGGTCACCGCCGCGCTTCTTCAACCTGTTTCCCGTCGATGTAGATGATGGATTTGTACTTCGCCCCGTCGAAAGTCCACGATGCCCATTCGCCGTGCTTCTTCCCGTTTAGCCACTCTTCCCGTTCAAACGGCGCGTCATAGTCGCATACGAACCTCTCCTCCCCGTTCATCTCGCGGATGCGGTCGGCCTCTGCAAGTCTCACGAGATGCCCTCGGTCGGCCGACCGCATCCGAAACCAGACACCCGTCCACCTCGTACCGTCGCGGTACTCGTTATCAGGCATGCGCGTACCGTCGCGGTCCCAGAGTCGCCAGACGCCGATCTGTTTGCCGTTCTCACACCGCCCCTCTTCAGCGATCTGGCCGTCAGGCCACCACTCCTTCCATTCTCCGTGCTTCAGGTCATTCGACCACTCAACGGAGGTATGCATTGCTCCGTCGTCGTAGTAGTGAAAGATTCGCCCCTCTCTCGGCTCGCGATTCATCATCGCCCTCCCGTCTGAACACTCTCAACCCTGTCTATGATCCCGATGTATAGCGGCTCGCACCGCGTATGAACCCGCAGCGTCAGGTCGCCCTTGTGGTCTATAAATGACCAGTAGCATTCCTCATCTCCGATTCGCAACCCGCACACCCGGCACGGCTTGCCGACCGACTCCCCGTTTAGCACTAAATGCGCCATGGTCTCCCCCTCCATCCCTCATAGCCCCGTGTAAGCGGCGAAGCCCGGTTGTCTTGACACCTGTATAGACCGGTGAGACCAACTCACCGTCGGCGTTTTTTCGTATCGCGCGGACGTCTAAACAAGTCAACCGAGCTCCGCCTTTTTTCGTTTACGCAGTCGCCCCGGCCCCGGCCGTTTCTTGCTTCCACGCGGCGAAACCGCGCTCGATCTTCTCGAGGACCGGCTCCGTCACGAGATCGGGAAGGAGCATCTTCGACGTCGGATCGGATCGGTGCGGCCCGGTGAGGTTGCACCCGGCCCACTCTTCCAGCAGAGCGGCACGAGCTCGGCTCTTGAGCCCGCGCCGCTCGCCGTGGTCACGGAACGAGATGGACAACTCGCGCAGGCGCTCGTGCAGGAGCGCGTTCGTCCCCGCGTGCGCTGTAGCCTCTTTGTGCGCCGGCTTGTCCGTCGCGGTACGCTCGACGGTCTGCTCCGCGAATTGTTTGGCCATCGCCGCGCCCGCGGGCGACATACGCGGCGCCGCCATTGGCGGCCGCGGCGCTACCCGGACGGGTACAGGCGGCGTCTTCGGGCGCACTGGCGGCGGCGCTGGCGCCGCTTCCGCCTCCACCGCGCACGGCGCCGGATCGTTCAGCTCGCATTCCACATCTGGCAAGCAGAGGATGCGTCGAATCATGTAGGCGAATGCGGAAGTGTCTGCCGCGGCGGTCGCCTTGTCGATTTCTTTCCCGCGGTGCGCGTGGATCGCAACGGTCCGCGTGTAATGCTGGGACTGGCCACTCGCCGCGTGACGCAGAAGGTAACCCGTATGCAGCGACCCGCATTCGGTCGGTTCGCTCACCAGCGGGATCAAAACCAGCCCGTGACGCCGCAGCAGCGCGCCACCGATCGCGATGAGCTTCTTCGCGGAGCAGTACGAATAGCCGGCGTGGCTATTCCGCGCGTCTTGCGGCAAAACAGGCGCATCCGCCTGCGCCGCAAGCAGCGCCGAATCCAGTTTGTTCGTTGTCGTCGTGCTCATTTCTTGGCCCTCCCTCTGATGATGCTCATCTTCTCGCCGCCGGCGGTGTACTCCACGCCCGGAACGTGGAGCGGCACGGTCAGTACCTCGCCCGTGCCGATGTCGATCTCTTCCCGGCTCTCTCCCTCTATGATGTCACGCAATCCGGTCTCGCTCAGGCGCCGCTCCACCTTGAGCACGCCCGCCACCTCCGCGGCCTCGTCGTCTTTGAACTGCTCGCGCAACCAGGCGAATGTGCGCTCCTCGTTCTGTACCTTGGCGCGCCCCTTCGAACGACGCCATTGGAGCCGCATCGTCGTATGCGGTAGCCGCAGGCTCATCTTGCTTGTGCGCTGCTCACCGTCGCCCCAACTCCGGATGACGGGCAGAAACAGGTATTCCGCGCGGCGTAGCTTCGACTTTGCGCGTAGCACCAGTTGACGGCATTCTTCGGCCACGCGCTCGACATGGTCCTCCATGTCTTTGATCTCCCGGCACATTCTCGCGATCTCGAATGGCTCCAACGTCGACCCGTACGAACTGGCGGCGTGCCGGATCGCGTCGGCCTCGTGGAGCTCGTCGCTCCAGTCCGGATCTTCCAGCGCGCGCGTCTCGATCTCTCTCAGCGGGTTGATGACCCGCTCCGCGAGCGCAGCGGCCTCGGCGAGGTCTTCGGCGACCTCCTCCCGGAGAGCCGCCTTGCGCCGCTGCGCCGCTGTCGCCTTCTTCTTTGTCTGCACTTCCATCATAGGCTCCTGTTGCTATCGAATGTAGAACGCTGTCCAGGCTAACCCGTTCCCGTCAGAACGGGATTTCGTCCGCAGTCGGCACGGTCGGCGCGGTGACCGCTTCGGCCCCCGCCACGTGGTCATCCGATTGCAACCACTCAACCTGGCACCCCCATGTCGGGTCATCTCCGATGCGTGCGAGCACTTTCCCTTTGATCTCACTTGGCTCAATTTTTCCCTCCGTCTGTGCTCTCTGAAGCAACCCAACCGCCTCGAGCAGGTTAGTCAACCTGTTCCCGGCGTCATTCGGCATCACGATATAGCTGACCTTCCGCGCGAGGTCTTCCCCGTCAACAGCGGGGAGCCCCAGGAACAACCGCAGGCACGGCTTGCCGGCCTTGGTGGTGTGCTCCTTACAAACAAGGATGTCGGCCTTTTGCCATCCCTGCGTGAATGGTGCCTCCCAACTATAGTCATCGCCGAAACTTCCGCCGCCGCCACCGAATTCTAAATCCATCTGTCTATCCTCCTCATTTCCGAAACAGGGTCCCCGGCGCCACGTTTAGCGCATGGGATAGGGCGCAAAGTGTGCCCAGAGAGAACCCATCGCCGTCCGCGTCTTCCACCACGTGAACCGTTCTCGTGGATACGCCCGCGCTCTCCGCGAGCTGCGCCTGTGTCATTTTGCGGAAGCGCCTATACCGTCGCACGTTATGCGCGACGATAGGGCGCGTCTCCGCGTACGTTTCTGTCATTTCCATATGCAGGAATCTACACGACGGGTCTGACAAAAAACAGAAGAAAACTTCAGATCGTTTCTGCGCCTTTCGTTAGGGACAAGCCCGCCACGTACTCATCAAGTATGCTGGCGACCACCTCGCCGGTTCTGCACCCCCGCCGCACCGCGATCATCTTGAGTACGATTGCGGTCTCCTGCTGGCATCGGAACGCGCGTATTGAGACCGTCCCATCGTCCGCTCGCTTTGCTTTGCGTCCTCGCATCATTGTTTTGTCTCCTTCTCGGGTTGATTCAGTCGGCGCCATGCAGCCGCAGCCACCGCCGGAACCTGTCCATTTCCAAGGGCTTTAAGTCGGTCCACCCGAGCGGCCACCCCATGAGCCACGCGACCCACATCGGGTTCAATGCGCCACCACGCGCCCGCCGGGGCGTGTGAGAGTTCCCCGTCCGAACGTAATCGGTCAAAGAGACCCCGGCTTTCGCCTTTGATCCTGGGAGGTTCCTGCTCCCCGCGCCCTTCGCGTCTCCCGCTGTCGGTGTAGGTATTCGAGACTCCGACAATCCAGAGTCGGCTTCGCTTATGAGGCGCCCCGCAGGCGGAAGCCGATAGGCACGTCCAGCGCACGTCATACCCGCTTTCGGCCAAGTCCCCAAGAACGGTTCCGAAGTACCCATGGCTGGAAGCAAGGAGCCCTGGTACGTTCTCCAGGAAGACGTAGCGCGGTTCCACCTCGCGAACGATCCGAGCGACCCACGGCCATCCGTTGCGATCGTCGGCGTCGGCCTTGCTTGCCCCGGCGACGCTGAACGGTTGACATGGAAAGCCGGCGGAGATGACGTCGACGAGTCCCCGCCACGGCTTGCCGTCGAATGTCCGGCAATCGTCCCAGATCGGCGCGTCGTGGAGCAGTCCGTCTGCCATGCGTTGTTTGAGCACTTTGACGCAGTAGGGATCTCGCTCGACGTAGCAGACGGCTCGCCATCCGAGCAGGTGCTGGGTTGCGAGCAGGCAGCCTCCCGCGCCGCTAAAGAGAGAGAGCTCTCGGAGTCCTTCGGGTTGTGTACCCATGTCATTCTATCTCCGATCGTCGCTTTGTTCTGATTGCTGTTCCTGTCTCGGTGGCGTCGGGTGTCACCCGGCGCATTCCCAATCGTATTCGCGTCCCTGCTTGCGTGCGGCGCGCATGATCGTGGCGCGCTCGGTCTCCTCAAGCGTTGCGATGACGTTGTTGGGGACGTTGGCGGCGGGCTCACGATCCCAACGACGAGCGGATGGGTTGTAATAGGAGACGTCGCCGTTGCGGTGAACGGTGGTTTCCCCGTGCGCGTGTCGTTTGATCCTTCCCATGTCATTTCGCCTCCTTCTCGGGTTGATTCATCCCCACGCGCTCCCAGCACGCTTGGCACCAGATCGCGTTGCCGTCGTCCCACGGACCCGCGCCGGTTCTCTCCGCCTCGTCATCCCACGTGACGGTGTCGCCGCACTCGCAACATGGAGCCTCGTGCTCTTCTGCTCCGGTGAACGCTTGGCGGCACATCTCGACCACCGCGGCGGCGGCTATCTGGTAGTCGTCGGGCGCCTCGGCGAGCTCGCCCCGCGCCGCGAGGAACGCCACGGCGAGCTCTCCCCGCGCCGCCCGCTGCATGACGTCGTACACGTTATGCGCGAGTTCCAGTTCTAATCGTTCATCCCTCGTCATCGTTCTGTCTCCCCGTTCTGGTTGTGCGTGCCGCCGGCCCTGTTGCCGGCGGCGGGTTGGTTGTTAGCCTTCGCGGGTTGCCCTCATGTGGTCCCACATGGCCTGCGTGATGCGCACCGGATCTGACTCCCACGAGCGGCTATCGCGTAGAACCTCAACGCAAAGCCAGTCGCTGACACGATAGACGTTGATTTCCCTCCCAAACCAACAGCATGTTGACGCCTGCCCGCGCCAGACGCAGCAGAACTTCCGGTCCAAGGAGAACCGGACCATGTGAGCGCCCTCGAGGGCGCAGATCATGTTGTCGGCGACTTCTGTGTCGTTCGCGTTCGTCTTCGTCGTCGTGCTTTCCATCGTAGTCTCTCCTTCTCTCGGCGTTGCTGGTGCCGCCGGCCCTGTCGCCGGCGGCTGGTTGGTTGTGGTTAGAAGGGGTAATCCTTCGACCAATCGATCGCGAAGGGATGCGACTCGCGGGAGCCGTCGGCCCATCGGACCGTGAACCCGTCGGCGTAGGTGCCGCCAAGCGCCTTCCATCGGTAGGCGACGCCCCCGACGAGGTCCTTGCGAACGGCATCCTTGCCCCAGTGGGCCCTCAGCCCTTCGACGATCCCGGCCTTAGAAGAAGAAGAAGCGTTGGCCATTGCGGCCTCCTTTCTGTCGCTTTCGCGACGGGGGTTGGTTGCGTCCCATGCACCCTCTGAACGCTCATACATAGAGCAGCTATTGTGCCAAATCGTTACAAAGAGAAAGAATAGGCGTAAGGGTAGCCGCCGCCTACGCTTGAATGCGTTGGCGTAAAACACCAACAGCGTATGGCACGCGAGAGATGACGCGCATTTTTGGGACGTAACGGCGCAAGCCTACCCCATGCCTACACTTCCGACAACTTTACACTTCGTTTCGGTTCGTTACATTGTGTCGCAAAAGGGGGTCAGGCCTTAGATAATACCGTGCCGATTCTGGCGGTGGTAAAATGCCTTTTCTTGGGCATTTAGGCGGGTAAATACCGCTCTTCCGGTATTTACATTCTGTCCTCAAGACAAAACATTCTGTCCTCAAGACAAAACAAATATTTCCGAGAAAGTCCCGCCAGGTGGCCGGGTTCGTTTCCCCTATAGATGTAGGAGGAACAGAGACCATGGATGACTTCGAACTGCGCGCGTGCCTCGTCGCACAGGTAGGCTATTCGCTCGTCGCACAGGACGAGGCCCTCGGCGCTATCCGGCGCGGAGAGTACATCCAGGCGGCGAGGTTGCTCCGCTCCGTTAGCGAGCATGTCGACTTCGCGAGGAAGCTCCTATCAGATCAATGCCTGCTGGATCTGGTCACCGCGCGAACGGCGGCGCCTCGCCCTCCCACCACGGAGCGGCGTGGAGACGTTTGATGTGCGCTTTGATAAGAAGCTGCGCCTGGAGGAACGCGTCGGCCGGGTAGATCAGGAGCGCGTCGCCACGCTCGTCGATCGCTGGGAACCGCTCGACGGAGAACGCTGGCGGGTCAACCCAACCCGGCCGGGGGAGTGTCGTCCCCCGCACTATCGTTCTTTCGCATCCAGTCGAAAGCAGCAGCGATCCGGCCAGAACCAGAGCGGCGACTATCCGCCGCCGCCTCTTCCGTGATCTCGTCGTTCCTGGCGATCCACTCGCGGAGGGCCTTGTCTTGTGCCTCGGTGACATCCCTATCATCCTCCGCTCGATCCGCGCGGGCCTCCGCCGAGCTCAACCGGCGACCCATGACGAACACCGCGCCACCCGCCACGGTGAGCAGCGTGAGAATGCCGACGATCGCCCATATCATCCTCGGTCGCCCCGCCGGCGCTCGATCTCGCCGAGCGTGTACGCGATGCACATGAGGGCGGAGATCGACGAGACCAGTACGATTGCCTCACCCATCCTGTTTTTTGATCGCGTGGCGCACACCGATGAACCCCAGGCTCGCGCCGAGCGTGGCCACGATTTGCGCCCACTCCGGCTTTCCGAACGCTTCCAGACCGGCAGAGACTGCCACCAGTGCTGCGCCCGCGTATGTTTTCCATCCGCTCATGCCTTTTTCCTCCGTCTCATTCTCATTTTGCTCATCGCGCGCTCGATTGCCGCGTCAACCTGTTCCTCCGTCACTGGAGTTCCACGTTCGACCTCAAGCGCCGCCTTGGCTTGCGCGGTGGTCATTGCAGGCAGAACCTGCGTCAGAGACCTTGCGCGCGTCTTTGCTCTGTTTGCCAATTGGATGCACTTCGCCAACCGAGCCTCACCAGCCGAAATGTCCATTACTCGTTACCTCCGACGTCTTCCATGTGCCGCATCATATCTGCCGCCACGCTGCTCAAAGCTTCCGCGAGAGGCAAGATTTTTTCCAATGTCCCCTCGTTTTTTTTCGCACAAGCTTTCTGGTCTCGCAATCGCTCGTCGTTCGCTTTCTGTATCGCACCCCATGAATGTTTCGCGAGCGCCACGACAGTGCCACTGAGCGTCACGACGACACCAGCGAGGGCATAGTGTATCGCGTCCAGGCTCATAGCTTCATCCTCATTACTGCGCCTCGGCGACGCGGACGACATGAAGCGACGCCTTCGCCTGTAGGTCCAGTTCGATCCCGCTCGACTGGTACAGCTCGACCTCGACATACTCGGCCGCGTCCAGGTCGACGAGCAGCCCCGCGTGATGGTAACTGGCCATTGCCGACGAACCACCCACCGGACCCGAGCCGGCTGTTTCGATCACCACGCCCGCGCTTGTTTTCGCGTGTAGGAACATGCCGCGTATCCCGGTAGCGTTTGCCGGCCACCAGCCCGAGAACTCTACGCGGTATATACCATCTGCTCCGGACGGGATCGTGATGCGCGCGGTGTTCGTCGTCGGCGAATGGTAACCGCCGTCATCCCATACTTCCTCGGCCCCGGTGAACGTCAGCAGGGTAGTTGTCGCGGTCGCGACGGGGAACCCGGCGGCCTTCCGGAGCTTGCACGAGTAGGTTGTGTCTAAATACTGGACGGTGGTCTTGTCCACCCAGGCCGGCTTCCCCAGTACCGTGGTGAGCACATGCCCGGCCGTCGAAACGCTTACCTTCTGGAATTGGTCCGTATCGTAATAGATGATGTCGCCCGTGGCGATGGTTGCCTCTGGTAGCGCCGGGATGATCTTTGTCGTCGTCGCCATCTATCAGGTCTCCGTGGTGAGCCGAAGCAGGTTTTTATCGTTGGACGCGTAGAGCTCCCCCGCCATCGGCGTCTCCGAGCGGCCAGTGTCCGCGCCCTGGCTTATCTGCACCCTCGCCGAAGAGCCGTCAAATATCTTCCCCGTCGCCATCGTCATCGTCGTGGAGCTCATCCGCAGCAGCTCCGAGCCCGTCCCGGTGGAGCTCAACGATTCGAACGCGAGGACCCCATCAGAGTAGCCGCCCCACCGAAACCCGGTATTGACGCCGCCCGTTAGAACGTCGGGCGTACCCGTGGCGAACCAGACATCCGTATCGGTTGCGCTGTCGCCCGCGAGCGCGACGAAATAGGTATGCGACTTCCACAATCCGGCGTCGTCGAGAACCCCGGCGACGTGCTCGATCCCGATCTCGGGCGGGGTAAGGACAATGCCACCCGAGACAGACTCTGCGTCTTGATACCGCGCGAGCGCGTAATTGTTGCAGGTCTCGGAGTAGCGGCCGGTGCCGTCCTCGTGCCCGAACGCTTCCAGCCGTGCCGTCACCGGGCGCTGCGTGAACTCCTTCACCTGGCCCGGCGTGAGGTTGTAATTATAGCGGGTGTCCAGCGCGTGCCGGTCGCCGCCGGCTACGGGTGTAGGTCGGAACGCGACGCCTGGAACGTGCCACTCGTGCGGGCTCCCGACGGTAGCGTGCTGATGGTGCTTGTGCTGTCTATTCGGTGCGGGATCGAAGAGGACGCCGTCAATGATGTTCGTGGGCTCCGGCCACGGGCCGAGCCAACCCTCTCCCGCCGGGTACTTCGGGATCTCTTGCCCCGGGTGTTCCTTGTTCCAATCCCAGTCTTCAGGGCGCATGGGCCACGGGCCGATGAGTTGCCCCGGCGGTAGCGGGTCGCCTTCTGGCGGTGGCGGGTCGCCTTTCGGGCCGCCGGTGCCGCCGCCTCCCGGCTTCTTCTTCTTTTTCTTCTTCGGCGGCGGTGGATCGTCGTCCTCTTGGACATAGATCGGCAACCCGACACTCCAATGCCAATGTCCATCGGGCGAGTCCGCTACCGCTCCCTCCCCGGACGAGCCCAGCGAGTAGAACTCTTCGAGTATGACATCATAATCTGCGTTGTCTGCGCCGAAGTTTCCCGTAGGGTCCCAGCGCATGCGGACGCGGAAGCGGGTGGCACCCTCCATCAGATCCGTCTCGGTCACCCGCTCGAATGCCAGCGGGCCGTCGTGCCCCTGATCCATCCAGAATGGAGCGTCTGTCTTGATGTGCGCCCGGTTGATAAGGACGCCATCCTGCGTCTTCTCGACGTGGTGCGTATCCGAATCCCCCGCGCCGCCGGTGAGTACGTCGGACAACCTGAACGCCGTGCCGGCATGGGACAGAAGATTATGGCTCGCGCTCATCTGCTCCCCGGAGAAGCTACTCGTTAGCGTGTTCCCGGTGTACATCAAGGGTTCAACCAGACAGAGTATAGAGTCCGTTTCCAGGCCCGCGTCGGTGGACATCCGGAGCGCCTGCATCAGAGTGTGCAGCGGCGCGGCCGGCAAGTCATCGAGGCTCTCGGACAAACCAAAGCTGCCCTGGCCTTGCCGCGACGTCCACCCGTATACCTTTGTTGATAGCCCCGGGTCTGTATAGTTCGCGCCGCCACCGGGCAAAAGTTGCTCCGTCGACAACCCGAGAAAATCGGGGTGGAATGTGAGCTTCTGTTCGTGCTCGTCCGTCGCGGCGTGAACGATGCCCGTCCACCCGCTCGGCAGCCGAGACTTGCTACGAGACGTCTCAATCGACTGGCCGGTGAACCGCACATCCGCGGTGCCGTCCCCGTCGGCCAATGGCCAGGCCATGTAGCTATCTGTTGTCCTGGCTGCGTCCTTCGCGGCGGCCTTGATGTCGGGGCGGGGGTCCGTCGTATCCGCGGTCGCGATCCCGGCTGGAACGACCACGACTGGCCAACCGAAAGCCCAACCCGGGACATCCCGCTGCGCCATCGCCGGCGTTGACTCTTTCGGGTCGGCGTCAGACATGCCGCCGGGAAACAAGTCGTTCGCCGCCTTCAGCATGAAGTCTTTCGAGACGGGAGCCCACGGGTGGAACCCTATAGATTGGGCGAGCGCCTGAGACTTCTGCGCCGCGATAGCCTCGGACCCGGCCTTTAACCCAGACTTGAAAGCATCCAGTACGAAACTGGTCCCGACTGAGACGAAGTCCCCGATGGCGGAGCCGCCGCTTGGCGGAATCGCTTCTGTCTGCGACGCGCCCGAGACCGGCCACAGAACCGCGCCGAGCACGTCGCCCGCCGTCCGGTCCTGCACCGTGTAGAACCCGTCCTTGTCGCGAGTGTCTACCCGGCACGCGTAGCGGACATAACGCAGATCGAGATCGTAGTCCCGCTCGAAATGCTGAAGCGGCCAGTAGCCGCCTTTGACGAAGTCATCTATATAGGTCATGGGACCACCATACGGTTAATCGCTCGCCGCGTTGTCGACGGTAGCAGACTTTGTAGATCCGGGCCGCGGAGCTCGGGCGGCGCGGCGAGGAACGTGAACGCAGTGCCGTCGGCGCTGATCTGGTGTGTCACGTTCGAGATGGTGCCCAGCGGGAGCACATCACCGTTGAGCCCGGTCGCCATCGATCCCTCCGCACGATCCAGCAGACGCGCATAGATCCGAGCGGCGGCGGCGTGCGCGATCTCTCGGATGTGTTTTTCGTTGTGTAGTAGGGTCTCGGGAAAGTCCCCTTCCCCCTGAAACGCGTTCTCTATCAGCTCGGCGTCTTCGTCCTTCCATTGGAATCGCGCCGTCTCCATACCCGCGCCGATGAGTAGCGTCCACTCTGGACCCCAACATTGCCCTATATCCTGCTTCAGGATCTTGCGCGCGTCGTTCGGCTTGACCTCGACCTTGTGAAACCGCTTCTCATTGTTCGGCGACGCCTGGATGCACGAGAGCACCATCGCCACCTTGAACCCGCTATCCAGCGTGATATTTTGGAAGAGCGTACGCAGATCACCCGCGGATTGTACCGCGGTATCGGACGTGTACCCGGGGAGCAGAAAGTCAGACTCGCCCCACGCGTCCGTATATAGCTTGACGGTGAGCACCCCATTGTCCTCGTCAACCACCCGGACGGACGCGGGCGCGACCTTGCCATTCTTCAGCAGATCGGCGTAGCCTCGAACCTGAAAGATGCTGTCGGTGTTCTGTTGCCGGTTCTTCGCAAGCGTTCGATAGGATGGACGCTGAATGTAATCCATGTACGCCTCGGTCGGCGCGCGGGCTCCCGTCTCGACGTCGATCACCTGCGCCTGATACGCGCGAACGCTCCGGATGCGGTCTTTCCATTCTCTGATGATCCGGTACTTGATCCGCCAGTCCTTGCGGAGCGTATTGATCCGCTGCGCCCATGTGACATCTTGGCTTAGGTTGGCGTCCACCGCGTACAACTGCTTCATCCACGAGAATGACGTACACGCGTGACGCCGGAGGATCGCCTGCGAGAGCGGCGGCTGCGTCGGCGGTTGGTCAGCGAGCAGCGCCAGCGCATCGAACCATTCATTGATCTCCATGTGCGTACCGCGGTTGACCGTCCGCGCGCCCGCCGTGAACGTGAGATCCGGGATGGATATGATATTCTCCAGCCGTCGCGGCTCGAGACCCGGCCTCGGCCCCGTCGTCGTCGGCTCTATGCCCTCGTCGAAGTCAAACCGGAGATCGCATACACGCGTGAATAGAACATTGATCTGCTTAGGTCGCGTGTAGCGGTTGTCCATCGTGGCGGGGACGCCTGCGCCGATGATCACCGGCCCGGCCGAACGTAAGACGCCGCGCTCGCTCAGATCCAACCCGTCAACGATGCGGATCTTGCCGTTATAGTCGACGTAACATTTGAGCCCCGGAAGATACCGGAGGATGCGTAACATCGCATAGGTGCCTTGATCATGGATCTCGAGGCTCTCGATCTCCAATTGACGCCGCGCGTTCGCCGAGATCGACCAGTCAGCATTGCCACCCGTGAGCGCGGTCAATACGTCTTCCAGCACCTCCAACGCCGTCCACGGGGACCCGTTGTTCATGCTCCAGTACTGGTACGTGATCTCCTTCTTCAGTTTCGGGCGCCTGTCCGTGCCGCTGATGTTCGTGATCTCACCCGTGCGGCGCCGCACGTTGTAGGATCTCGCGACGAGTTGCCGCCGCCATAGCCATCGGCGATCAGCGACACGCACCCCTCGCGTCTTCGGGGTACTCCCGGAATGTATCGATGTGATGCGGAGACGCTTGATGGTTACCTTGCTGGTGCCCGCAAACGCGCCGACTTCCTCCCCCCTCGCGTCGACAGGCTCGAATACGAGCTCGACGTCGCCGGCGCCCGCCGCGAGGATCTGCGGGATGTCGCCCTTCAGTACCTCAAAGATGCGCGTGTAGGGGTTGACGCCCGACGTTAGGCTCCACCCGACGGCGCCGAACGCCAGAAGCGGAACACCGTTTAATGTTGCCTTCGCCACGGGGTTAGAACTCCACGCCGGTCGTATCTTGCGGCGCCAGATCGCCGAGAGGGCCGCCTTCATCCGAATCCGCAGACGCAGCGACCGAAGCCGGCTCATCCGCCCCCGTGTACTCATCCCACTCCATATGATCGAGTACGCTAATCTGCTCGCCAGGTAAGCCGAGAACCATCGGCGACACGCTCCGGCCCCCTCGCATCCAATGGTCGAAGCCTGTACGGTCCTCGCCCCAGTCGCCCGTCGTACCGCTGTTTCCGCCACCCCCACCGCCGGCGGGAGTGATCATGATCTTACCGACAGGGCCGGCGTTGCCGATCCCGAACCCGCCCATCTGATTCGCGAGGCCCTGTTGCACGCCGCCCATGAGCCCGGCGCCCCACTGAAACAGATCGGGGACGAACCCGCCGCCGCCTCCCCCGCCTCCGCCGCCGGATAACTCCCGCCATTGGCGCGTGATCCGCCGTACGGTTGTAGCCTTCGTTGGCATCATATACTTTGTATGATAACCCCCATCCCATACCGGCACGGGTACTTTACCCGATTCGTATCTATCCTCGGTGGTGACCGTCCCCGCCAAGAACGATGATCCGCTCACCGCCAGCACGGACATCGTCGCGGCGATCTTGTTGTCGTCATAGTTGAACTGCGGGCTGTCTTGGATTACAGCGAGGGAGCCCGTACCCGCCGCCGACTGCACCTCCGCCAAGATGTACGGGCGGATGCTGTTCTCCCACTTGCCGACTATGTCCGTCACCCCCTTAGCGATCGATGCACTATAGGAGACGGCGAGCTCGACGAGACGCTGCGCGCCCTTGCTCGGATCGTCGCCGGGTGCCAGCTTCGTACGCGTGATCAGGAATCGTTGATCGAATATCTCCGAGTCATTCGCGCCGCCGGAGGATTGCGCGTATACGATCTCCTGATAGACCCGATCGAACTCGAGAACCTTGTCCGTGTCATCCGCCTTGGCTGTCGGTTCGGCTACCAGTTCCCACGTGCCGCCCAGCGACGCGATCAGCGTCCCGGCGTAGGCGTCAATAGAAGCCGCGTATTGTGTGCGGGCGCTGTTGCCAGACAGTGCGGTATAGACGCCCGTCACGCGCATCGTGCGGCGTCCGGACGCAGCGGCGGATACCTCAACCGTTGACGAGCGGCGGCCGTTCTGGCCGCTTAGATCGGCCGGCATGTCCACGGTGATCCGCACGCGGTAGCGACGCGAGCGCCCCGTGTCGGCGACGTTCCCGACCTTGACGATCTGCGGCGTCGCGTTGAATCCCGAATTGGTCGACGGATCGAAATCTAATAGCGTCTGCGACCCCTGGATGACGCGCAACCGTGCCCGCGGCGTAGCGAACGCGGCCTCCACGGCGGCCACCTCGGTCGCGAATGCGGCCTCTGTCGCGGCGGTGGTTACGAACTCGCACTCGACCGCGGTCTGCTCGTACCCGCGGTCATACTTCCACTTCCCGTCAATGAGCCTGTCCGTGGTGCCGCCGATTGTCAGCGTCCCGTAGACGATGGAAAGCTCACGCGTCACCGCTGCGGTCATTGAAAGAGGTCTCCCACCATATCAAGGATGCGCCCGGTCGTTGTACCCGCGATCGCCGCCGCGACAGAAGCGTCCGATGCGGCGGTTATCCCGACATCGATCCCTTCGGCGTGCTCACGCCGCGCCGCCTGTAGGTTTCGAGAGAAAAGCTCTTGTCGCGCTTCTGGATTCACTTGCCCGCCGAATCGCGCGATCGGGCCGGTCACCGCCAAGGTGCGCCCCACCGCGCGTGATAGCGGATCTGTGACGTCGGCAAACGCGTTCCCCAGCCCGAACGGCAATTCTCGAGCGGCCTGCAATGCGCCGAGCGTTAGATTACGATTGAAGTCGCCGCCGATACGCATCTGGTTTGATACGGCCGTCGCCATCGTATCGGCGATGAAACCTTTACCGACTCCACCCGCTATCGCGCCAACCTTAGACACAGCGAACCCGAGCGATCGCCCGAACGATCCGACCTCACGCACGGCGCTGCGGACGCTATCGCCCATCTCGCGGAGTCCAGCCGTAGCGTCTTGGATCGCCGCCGCTGCGGCCGCCGCCGCCTGCTCCCCCTCCTGGCCCGCCGCGGTGGGCATCGAAAACTCTTCAGCCATTACGCCGCCACCTCGTACCGCTGCTTCGCTATCGCGCTAACCGCCGCCTCGAGCATCATACTGTCATGAGCGTCGCCGCCGTCGACCTCCGCGGTCACGATCGCGATCCCTGATTCTCCCTGCGACGCCCTGGCCACCCGGATAGCCTGCTCGACATCCCTGCGCTTGCCCGCTGCGGACATGGCCACGCGCTCTACCCTGGTGAGCTCGCAATACTCCTGGAGCGAGACCACGCCGCCCGACACGAGGAAATGCCGCGCGGTCTCCACGAGGACGGGGATGAGTTGCTTCGTCTCCTGGCTGGATATGTCCTCCGGATCGAATCCCTTCAGGTATTCCAACCCGGCCGCGCGTAATAGTCTCCCGCCGCTCATAGGCTCAAGTCCCCCAGAACGCCGATGGAGATTTGACGCGCGGAGCTGTCCCGTATCCCGATGAACAGAACCGGGATGGTGAGCTCGTTGAACGCTCCCAACCGAAGACGCGACGCCTCCTCGACCAGCGGGAGCGCCTTGTATAGGAGCAGGCCGGGGTTGCGGTTGTCTCTCGGTGTGAAGCAGAGTTTGACGCTCGCGGAGCTCCGGAGCGTCCCCGCGCGGTATGAGCCGGGATACGAAACAACCTTGTCGCCGGAGCTCCCCGTAGCCGTTGAGGGGAAGAGCGTCGACAGTACGGTATTATCTCCCCACGCGCGACAGAGCGCGCCGAGCACCCATGTCTCTCCGAGATCGAGGACGTCCACGACCTCCGCGCCGAACTCCTCCGCGGTGATGCGCTGGTATGTAGACGTCGGCTCCAGCACGATGGAGCCCACGACGCCCAACCCCGTACCGCCATGCGGCCACGCGGTCGCCAGGTCTGTCGGGTTGATGCAGAGTCGACCTGGTACGCGCAGTACCTGAGAGACGTCGGTCGTACCCACTGAGCGCCTCCATTATGGGTCGGTGATGGTTTCCGAGCCCGCGTTGTTCGAAGGTAGGTAACCCAGGCCGGCCCTGTACAGCCAATATTGCACGACGGCGCCCGATTCCGAATCTGTCCAGTTCAATTTATCGTCGCGCAGGAATGCGGTACTCCCGCCAACGACGAGGTAGAACGTACCCGCGAAATTTGTCATCGGCGCGAAGATCACATCGTCTATCAGCAGGCTCCCCGTCGTGCGGGATGTCAACTCGAACTTTATATCTAAACTGTCCTCATTGAACGACTTAAGGTAGTTCGTCGACCCAGGCGCGGCGGTGACCGTTACGATATTCCATGCGCCGTTAGATAGGCCAGACATCGCTACGGTGCGGTTTGTCGCGCCCATGCGGATGATGAAATTTCCGTCGCAATTACTCTCCCGGTAGACCGCGACTTGAATGTAATAAGGTGCGTTAGGATTTAGCCTCGCGCGCGTCGTGTCACTCAGGATCTGGCTTATTGTCGCGTTATCCTGGAGCCTTAGCGCAGTTGGCGTGGAGTCCCCGTCGAAGCCTCTATAGGTGATGTCGATGTCGGCCTGAAAGTTGGCGATCGCCGAGACGGTCCAATTAGTTATCGCCGTCGGATCGGATGGCGTACTCGTCGCCGCCGCTGTCCCGCTGTACTGGCTGAAACTCGGATTCGAGAGCAGGCGTAGGCTGTCCTTCGCGGACACCGCGTTGATGTTCGCCTTCGCCCCGCTACCCGTCACGAGTACGAAGTCGCGCCCCGGGCTCGCCCCGCGGAACTGGAATGTTTCCTGGTGCTTGACCGCGCCGCTGTTCTGATCCGCGACGCATTCGCAAATGATCGCCTCCGGCGTGATCGACTCGATCGTGTGCCCTTCGTCGTCCACTGTGCACCGACGCACCGTTCCGTTGCCCGTGCCCGTCACGGACGAGACGCTCGCGAACGTGATGTTTCTGCTGTTGACGCTCTTGCTATTCGTAATCATGTACTGATAGAAACGCACGAACAGCGAATCGACATCCGTCTCTGGAACGGCCAGGATATGCTTCCCGAACATGCGGAAGATCGGAGCCAGCGCGGCCTTGATGTTCCCGGGCGACAGAATCGCCGAGATCGATGCGCGGTCGCTCGCCACCGACGCGAGCATGGCGTCTATAAAATCGCCTTCGGCGGCCTGCGCGAGTGTATCCTGCAACGTCACGAACGACGACGCGCCGGTGCTCACCGCCTTATAGAACTCCTCGATGATGTGGACGCGCGCCTTGAGCTGCGTGACGAGCTCGTCGTATGTCGGTGACGCCATGCGCTGTGATCTCCTACGCTACCGCGGCGGCCTGTGCGGCTACCGCTTCATCTGCGTCTTCGCCCGCCGCGGTGTATACCACCTCTTCGACGGTGTCGTCCTCGACTGTATTGTTCTCGTGCATGGCGTGCCGTAGCCTGGCCATGTCCGCGCGTACTCGCGCCTTCACATTGGCGGCCACCTCTAACTGGCGCCGCGCCGCGGCCTCGGCGCTGTCCGCCTCCATATACGCCGCGACGAGCTCCTCGAGCCGTGCCGCGTAGTCCGCTGCATTCATCAGACGATCTCCTCGGGTAGACGACACCGGAGTTCATGGATCAGCCCGGTAGAGTCGCCGCGTATTTTTATGACCGTCCAGACCTCGCCGCTATACGTGATCTGGTCGCCAGGTTGCGGGCTCTCGATCCCGCGCGTCGCGTTGTTCTCGATGCTGAAAATAGCGTCCGCGAATGGATCTGTAGCGCCAACGAATTCATCGTAAATCGCTGATATGGTTGAAGTTGCGCCGGTCGCCGCGACGCGGTATGTAACGCTTGCCATCGGCAGCGCCAGGTCACCAGAGGAGAAGAAGGTCTTCTCCATGTCGGTCGCCATCTGCTCGGAGAACGTCGCCACCTGCGCCCCTTATTTTTAGAGCCGGCCCGCCGCCGCCGGCAGGCGACGATGGGCCGGAAGAGCAGAGAACAAAAACTTAGGAAGTGGTGCCCTTGACCGCGGAGCTCCACGAGGCGTAGCCTACGTTGCGCTTCGCTTCCAAGCCGAACAACCATCGCCTGTTTTTGAATTCCTCTTCGGAACCCGCGCCGATGATGCTCGTGGTCACGTCCTGCTGGCTTTGCAAGACGAACGGCTTCGCGTTCGCGTCGCTTCGGAAGCAGTAGAGCTCGGTGGTAGACGTCAGTCTCGGGTTGACGACTGGCCGCACGTTCACGAGAAGATTCTCGCGGAGCGTGTTAGATCCGCCGGAGACGGTGAACGAGTCATTCACCGCACCGAGCGCCGAGGCCATCATGTTGGTCGGAACCATAATGATGAACGATCGAGCTCCACCGTTGAGCGGCTCGCCTACGTCGTCTTTGAACCCGTACACCTGCGCGACCATGCCGAGAATGATGTCAATCATCTCTTCGCGGGTCGGACTTGCCGCCGTCGTCACGTTGAGCGCGGCGAGCGTGCCCGCGACCAGCGCATTGTCCTGCGTGCCCGAAGAGCCGGAACTATGCGACGTCGAGAAGTAGTTCTGCGAGTCGTAGCAGGTCCCGTTCGACGTGATGAGCGTCGTGAGCAGTTTCTCCCAGTGCTCGCTCGCCCTCTGCGCGAAGTTGCCGATGCGCCGCTCTAACACGCCCAGCTTGTCGAGACGGAGGTCATCGACCGCAACCGCAAGAGTGTCTTCGTAGAGCTTGTTCGTCAAGCTGAACTCTTCCACCCTAAGGCCTTGCGCCTTACGAGACCCGATCCACTCGCGCATCGCCGGGGTCATGCCCAGGTCGACATACGTCTCCGTTTCCTGGTTGGAGACCGATCGAAATCCGACCATGTCGGCCCATCCGGCGTCGAGCAGTTGCTCATGCTCGCGGAGGAAAATCCCAAGGAGGCCCTTCTCGGTGATCCGAGAGTAGTCCGGGCCACTAATAACAGAACCCATTAGAGACTCCTTATGCCGTTAGCCTGGAAGAAAACGTCGCAGGTGGTCCCGCTGATGTAGCGGATCACCTTCCCGATGCTCGTGTTGCTGGTAGACGTGAGCGTAAACGTGTCATCATCACTCGCGTATACCGTGCTGTGAACATCGCCCACGGAAGTCACGCCGGTGATCGCCAGCTCGACGATTCCCTGCTGTGCTACGCGGACGTTGACATCGCCGGCGCTTCCGGATTCGTTCGCGGCTTTACGTAACGCGAAGCCGAAGAAGGAATCCGCGGCGACGAGAGGTCGGGCCCGGCCGGAACTGTTGCCGACGGCCGCCCCTTCGAAGATCGTATCGGCAGCGATCACGCCGTGATCGGTTTCCATGCCGTCGATGTCGATGGCATACGCCCTCGACGTATTTGCACTAAGCGTTGCCATTAGGCCTGTCCTCCAATTACGCCTGTCACGATCCGACACCGGCCCGCGGCCCGCGCTCGCTCGTATGCTTGAAAGTCCTTGAACGTACGGAACTCGGCGCGGGTGTCCGCGTCAACGTCCCAGTCGCGTTTAGTCCGCTGCTCGAAGTTGACGGGCTCCGCGGTCGCTACCGCCGCGCCCTCTTCGCGGGTCTCGGACGCCGAGAACTCGACACCCTGCTCCGCTCCGAGCTGTCGCCGCGTCGCCTCGTGCGCTCGCTGCTCCGCTACCAGACGTTCCCGGAGCGAATCCGAGTAGGTCTTCGCGGCCTGCGCCTGTGCGACCGTCATCTGCGCGGCGAACGCCGTTAGCACAAACTCGGCCTCGCCTGGAAACTGGCCCTGGAGCTCGTCGATGGTCGCGGCGGAATACACCGCCGGCGCCGATTCGACGGTCTCGTCCGTTCTGGCGTCGTCCGCCATCGCTACCTCCTCCAAAAATTCATCGCCCAAAGCGTAGACGGTCGCCGACGTGGCGCCGTCCGCTCCGAGCGGTACAAAAGATGACTCAAGCAATCGTGATTTTGTGATGACCGTACCCGGGCCGGAGAACTCCCGGCCGTTGACGTCCCTGGCGTCGCCCTCTTCCACGCGGTCAACCTCTAACACGCGGAACCCGATGGAGCTCTGGAACGGGAAACCCTCATCCGCGTCTTGCGTGATCCCGTGGTCGGCGGTGAGCATGCGGCCTTGTATGTTGATCTGGCCGCCGTCGACGTCGACGCTTTCACTGTAGCCAACGCGCTTATCTCGATCGTGCGATAGTAGGATGGGAATAGGACCGCTGGGCATGGACATGCCGGCAACGTCGACGATCTCCGGGCCGAACGCTCCGGCCACCTGGTCGCCTGTGTAGGCGCTCATCGTGAACCGACGAGCCACTCCGGGGGAGTCACCGTCGCCAGCGGAGAGCCGTATATAGTCCGCGCTAACGAGGCGGCGAACGGCTGCGATCCTTTGCGATGTCTTCTTCATGGTTACAGGATAAAACGCGCGATGCGGCGGAGCCATCTCCGCGTTCCGTATTACGGACGTAGTTCTAAATCGCGCCGAACGAGTCCAGCGCGGCATTGATCACGATGCCATCCTCGGCGTCGTCGAAGAGTACCATCGGGATGCGTCGACGTCGTACCCCCTTGCCGCCGCCGCCGCCCGACGGGAGCGGGAGCCCCGCGGAGTCAATGTAGACGCCGCACATGGACATCACAGACTTGTAGCCAGCGGTCGCGGCGAGCGGCGGAACGGAGAGCAGGCCAGACGTGAGCGCGAGCAGGTCAGGAAAGCCGGCGGTTGCGTCTGCGCCGACGGTTGCGGAGCTTCCGCCGCCGATCGTGTATAGAGCGTTCGGCATCCCGAAGAGCGGCCGGGTGTAGAGCGCCCACGGTGAGACGAAAAGAGACCGGATGGCCGACGGAGAGAGCGCCCTATCCCAAACCCTGGCCCCACCTATCGCGCCGGTCAGGGCACGGCTCGTGATTGTCGGGTATCGCCCAAAGACGAGCGGGCTCGTGTTCGTATTGATCGCGCCAGTACGCGCCGCACTCGCGACAAGTCTCCCATTCGCGTAAATAGATATGTTCGCCCCGTCATACACGCCGACTGCGTGACACCACTCTCCCAACGGCGGTACATACGTCGAGGCCGTAGCCCTCCACGCGCCGGCAACGTATACATAAAACTGGAGCCGATGCGGAGACCCGTATTCCAGGTACAGCATATACGCCTGGTCTTTGGTGACAAAGCCGGCGGTATTGCTCACCGCGTCGGGCTTAAACCAACATTCGACGGTGACCGACTGAGATATGTCGAGACTGTCGTTATCCGAAACCGTGACGTACTGATTGCCCGTGCCGTCGAACTCAATGGAGGGACCATACGCCGACACGCCCCACGGCGCACTCGTAATTGTTCCGTCAAGACCGCTCCCGCTGACGTCGCGAGAAGTTCCGCCGCCGCCCTCCCACATCGGCCACGCCGCAACCAACCCGCGCGCGAGCGGATGCGCTCTGTTGATCTGCGGGTTCTGTGGTTTTGGCGTCTGCGCCATCGGGTTAAACGGTATCTGCGGCGGTTATGGGGTCTGCTGTACTATCGCTGGAGAGAGCCTGCTGTCCGATGACCGTGCTGTCATCTTCTTCGTATATCGAGAGCGTCGCGCCCGCGACGGCGATCTTGTTGACCAACTTAGCGACGGCGCCGAGCAGGCTACGGAACGCCTTAGCGTCCCCGTCGGAGCTGTCCGCCGCCGACTCCCACGAGCGGCGTAGGACATGGTCAGCGATCTTGTTTAGGTACGCCGTGGAGAGCACGACGCCGTCGGTACCCGTGTCAGCGAGGATGGCATCGACAATCCCGTCCACCGTAGCGAGCGCCGCCGCAGTCGCTGCGCTATCCGTACCGCGCATGTCGGTGTTCGTGGTGCAGGTTCCTATCGTGCTGTTCGCTGCGGCGTAGCCTGTGCCGTCGAAGAACAACTCGGCGTTGTTCGCCGCAGTGCTGTCCCCCGAGAGCTGCGTCACGTCTACCCGTATATCGCCCGCTTCCTCCGGGTAGAGAATAATCGGGGTCGTTTTTGCATCGGTGCTTGTCGTTTTGACTATGATGCAAACCGTGTCGGCGTTGAGTTCCGCAGCAGTCAGGTCTAAAAAGTAGATGCCCGACGAGCTGGCGATCTCCGTCGCTTCGTTGGTGCAGTCCGCGAACGCCCCGCCATCCTTCGACACTTCAGAGTCCAACGATGCCGCGCCCGTGACTAGGTCTCCGTCATTATCAAAGACCGGGAATGTAACCCTATACGCCACAGCTTTTTGCGGAACGGGTCTCGCGTCACCACTTGCCATTTAAAAGCCCCTTCCGAAAACTGGTTGATTTGTTCGTTGAGACCATCGCTTAAAAGCGGGTTGACCGGCGGACGGTAGCGCGACCCGATAGTACCGCTCATGCGTGCCTACTGCGGGGGAGTAGAGGTCGAAGGGCCGAGCGTAGAGGTCAATTACCTCTGAGTCAGCGAGCGCGCGTGACCACATCCTGAAATCTTGGATATGCCCATCCCAGTCTTGGGAGGTGCTGTAGCTGTGGCGCCCGATGCTGGCACTGACGTTTTGGTCATCAATTGCGCCTGAGCAGGTATACGAGAGCGTGGTCTTCACGCCATTTACATAGCCATCTACCTGCCCGTCAGGGCGACGAACAGCAACGAGGTGAACCCAAACCCCAGCAGCGAACACACCCGCGATGGACTCCGCAGAACCATCCGCGCGGCTGTTCGACCTAAACGTAACCTCAAATTCCCCCGAGGGAGTTCGGAACAACGTAATCGCAGAGCTTAGGCCGCTGTGGCGGTGACCATACAGGCAGTCCCAGCCGGACAGAGTATCGGGTCGCGCCCAGGCAGAGAATGAAATCCCCTGGTTCGCTGCCGGTTTGAAATCCGCTTTGTTGCCCAGGTCGATATAGTCGGTATTTGTCCCGCCCGTGAAATCGAGCGCGCCACCGTGCGCGGTATTTATCCATGAGGGGCTATTGACGATAGTACCGTCATTGCCCCGCCCAGAAATATCCTTCAAAACCGACCCACCACCGTCCTCGAAAGCCCACGCCCCCACCAGCCCGCGCGCGAGCGGATGGGAACGATTGATGACCGGATTGGAAGGCTTGACGCTCATCTACTCTTACTGGACCTCAGGTGTTATCGTGCGATACTGGATGACATGGTCAGCCTGCGTGCCAGACAACGCCGCGCCGGTTTCGTTGACTACGATCAAGCGCCAATCGTCGCCCCCGTTATCAAAAGTAAAGCTACCTGTATACGTGGCTCCACTTGTCCCCGTCGTCACCTGGGCATGGAGAAAAAGCGCCTGATTTTTGTCGAAAGATGCGATGTTGTCGTCGACCTCTGTCCCGCCTGCGGTGACCAAGTCCGTCGCGCCCGTCGAGCCCACCGAGAGATAAAACTCGATCAGCGTGTTAGTCGTCGGCGTGTTCGCAGTCGTTACCTTGTAGAACACCCTGACCTGCGGCGACGTCCCGCCGGTCACCACCGTAGAGCAGCGGTTTGCGGTGTCTGGTAGCCCATTCGCCAAGTCGGACGTGTCAAGGTCCGGCCTGATCGTCAGCGTGGAAACCGCGCCCAGCTTGGCATGTATCTCGTTGGCCACTGTCTAATCTCCTCTACAGCGCCAAGGCTGCGCTTATGTGCGATTCTCGAACGTGCCCGAGACCAATAGCCTCATCTCGCGGTAGGCTCACGTTGCCAAGCGCGAGCACCGCCGCGCCTTGCACCGCACTCAAAACATCCGCCGCGACAACTAACGAGACCGCGTGGATGAATGGCGAGCTCGTGAGGTCAATGCTCTGGGGGAGCTCGCCGCGCGTGACCTCATCGACCACATCGCCGCCGAGCGAGTACCAGACGGCTTGCGCTGCATTCCGTTGCTCCACCGTGAGCGCAGCATCCGTGCGCGCAACTCCCAGCGCGACCAGGCGCGAGTGCTGATCGAACCACTCCCAGAGCGTCCCCGGTGAGATCGGACGGCTCACCGTCTCCGGGTTGCCGTTGATGATCGGCTTCAACTCGTGCACCGTCTTACCGGCGTAGCCCAGTCCGCGCGGGTCTGCGTCCAGTTCGGCGCGAAGCGCGCTCAGGTCAATAGCCACCCGTTAGCCCTCCGTCACGACGGCGCGAGTCATACGCCCGTCACGATCTCGTTCGATGTCAATAATCCGCCTCGTCGTCTTCGTGGCGGCGAGCCCTTGCACGATCTTCTCCGCACCCAACGCAACCGCCAGCGCGAGCGCCGCGTTCGCTTCGATCTGCTCTTGATACGCCGTCGCACACTGCGCGATCGTCTGACGCGTACCGACCAGCATGGCGATGGCTTTGCTGTGCGCCTCGGCAAATGGCGTGGTGTCGACCTCGTTGGTGATCTGCAACTCTTTGATAGCCGAGCCGAGCGTCTCCACGCATTGCATCAGCGGCGCGAGATCGAACTCGACGACAGGCTGACTCTCGCGGACGCCGGCGACGTACTCCTTCAACCCCTCGAGCGCCTTGTCTCTCGCACCTTCAATGTCCGTTATATGCTCGGCTTCTATGAGCCCGGCGAACCGCGCCATCATGCGCTGCGCTTCAGACTCGAAAGCGGCCTTCGACTCGGCCGCAGCTTCCTTCGCGGCCTTTTTGGCGTTGACGATGAGCAGTCGCGCCAGGTGGTCGCCTTCGCTCTCGTTCTCCCCTTGCGGTAGCCGCGAGCCGTTCCCGTTGTTTGCTCCCATTTACAGACTCCGTTCTATGGCGCGGGCGGTGTCGCGCATCTTCAGGCTTCGCGACTGCGTTTCGCCGTCTCTTGCCGCGTCGGTAGCGGTCAACGCGATATGCATCCGGTTGCGCTCTTCCAGCGTCTCGATCTGCGCCGCCGCCTGTTCCCTCTCCCGCTCGCGTTCGCGCTCGCGCGTGACCTTGTCCTTCGCCGCTTCTTCCGCGTCCGGGTCCTCGAGCGCCCGCGTCAGGTTCGACTGCACGAGCGGCACGCCGGCCGCCTTCATGCTCGCAATCTCACGGGCTCGGGTCCGCATGATGCCGTCAAAGTCCCGACCCAGCGAGCGCGCCACGTTGCTCAACGTGTCCATTCCGGCGTCCACCGCGGCAAGGTTCGACTGCACTTCTTTGACCGGGTCGACCCATTGCCAGGCCGGGGTAATGTATTGCGCGCGGTACATGTCGGGGCGCTCGGCGAGAAGGCCCTCTTCGACAAACTGGCGTATCTTCCATTCCCATACCGGGCGCACGAACCCCTCGACGAACTCCTGCTGCAAGCACTGAAACGTCCTGTAAGCCTGGAGCAGCGCGGCCCTTGCACTGCTGTACGTGGTCTGCGAGAAGTCCAAAAATGCGAGTTCGACGGGGATTCCCAAACTTAAACCGATCATTCTGCCCAGAACAGTCACGAACTCGCGGAAATTCGTAGCGGGCTGTTCCGGCTTGATCTGCGTGAGGCTGTCGCCGTCCTCCAACCGCTTGATCATCCCGGGCTCTAAATTCCATTGCCGATAGCTTTCGCCATTGCTTCCGGTTACCTGCGGGAGTCCTTCGGGCGCCCCGGAGCCTTCCAGCACCAAGCCGAAGCACGCCGCCATGCGCGTCGCAACGACAACCGCCTCGATGTTACCGTCCAGGTGCTCGAGTAGCCGGAGCGACTGCGCGAGAGCCGGTTCGCCGCGTGTCTGGTTGAGCCGGGTGCGCCGAGCGAGAAATAGGAAATTCGCAGCGTCCACGGTAACGCGTCCCGTGCTCGCGTCCCGCTTCGCCGCTCGCTTCTGGCGTAGCTTGTCCCTTACGATGTGGAACTTCGTCGGCTTGCCGTAGGGGTCCAGGTCGATACCGTCGACGTGGTCCGACCCGAGCACCTTACCCATAGGAGACGCGATCTCGTCCGACTCGACGCTCTGCAACATGCCGCGCCGTGAGCCCGCTTCAACCAGCACGGTCCCGACGTCGCCATCTCTGAGAAAGCTCCGGAACGTCAACCGCTGCTTATCGTAGAAGCTGTCAACGCCGCGGACGTCGCACCGGCCCCGGTAGCACCAGTCTGCAAAGAGCGCCTCGGCCTGGTCGTTCCATCCGTCGTCGTCCGTATCCGCCCGCGGTACGATCCCGCACCCGATGACGTTCTCCACGCACCGCGAGAGCAGACCGGCCGCGACTACGTTGTTCCGTTCCGCCTGGCGGGAGCGGTCGACCATCTCTTCGCGGTCATAGCCCAGCTCGAGATGGTAATCCGCGCTTCCGCTATACGTGCGCGAGCTCCCCGTGCGGGAGTGCAGCGCCGAGCGGTAGGAGTACTCCCTGAGAGAATTCTCCGCGTTCCGCCACGCAATGCGCGCGGCCTTGCGGCGTGGCGAGAACAAGCCGACGAACGAATCGACCGACTCGCTCCATGTCCTGCGTTGTTTCCCTACTTCTCTCATGTCGGATTCCCGAATCTCACGACGTCGCAATCCCCGGTTCTCGAAGTGTCGCGTCTAATGCGCTTCTCCAACCACTCGATCGTCTCGCGTACTTCGCGGATGTTCGCGCGCGACAGTTGCCGCCCGCCGATCGTGTAGGATTGCCCCGTGGCTATCGCCTCGAGGGCCTCAAGATAGAGTGTGAGAAGCGCCGAATTGGAGAGTGCCATACTTGGAGACTACCCCCTACATCTCGGGGTAGCCATCCCGCCGTTCCGTATTACGGACCTACTCTCCCGAGCCGGTCTCCAGGACCTTGAACCGCGTCGGCGCCATGTCGCCCTGGCTCGGATCGCAGCACTCACGACAGACGTAATACCGAACGCGGCCCTCGCCGCCGTCCATTTGTACGGTCCGCGTGCCGTCCCACGTCACCGCCGCGGTCTTGCAGTACGGACACCGCACGCGCTGAACTACCTGCACCGGCGGCGGTATGCGCGGTTCTGGCCTCGGTGGCGGCGCCGCGTCGCCGAGCGTCTTCGCTTCCCGCTCAACGTGCGTATGGTCCTCGCCCCGTTTCGCCCGCCTGCTACGTCGCTTCGTCATCGTTTTCTCCCGCTCCACCAGCCCGACCCGTTGACCCATGATCTACCCTCCTCCCGGTTCTCACGACCTCGCGGCCGCATCATCTTGTCCCTCGCCGCCACCAGTTCCGCCTCCGCCGGCATGTTCGCCACGCGGCCCAACCTCGCGCCGGCCATCTGGTATACCTCGCAGTCCCAGTAGTCCACCCGCCGCCCCGCCGACCGTGGAACCCACCGGATGCGCCTGGTGTTCCCTTTCCGTACCTTGATCTTGTGTTCTCCGGTCATATGCCGGACATACTCATCCGTGATCGAGTCGTTGCACTCCCAGATCCAGCCGCCGCCGTCCACCTCTTCCATCTGTATCCTGGCGGCCAAAAGGTCTTTGAATTTGCCCACGTCTAACATGTAGAGATCCGCGCCGCGCTTCCGTGTCGCGTCCGTGCGACGTCTCACGATGTCCCGCGCCGGATTCGCGAGAGATGAGCCTTTGATCGCGTAAATGCGCGGATCTCGACCCGCAAACGCATAGACGCTGTCCGCGAACGCCTTGTTGCCGTCCGTGCCGCCGGAGTCGATCACGAGCATGTCCGGCGAGATCGTGCCGCCGCCCTCCGTGAATTCGTAGGACGCTTCCAGGGTCTTCCGCCGCAGGTCCTCGAATGATCCCGCCTCGCCGAACGCTACCAAGCGGCTCCGCTCGTTTCGCCCCCACGCGCGCGTCACCCAGTAGAATTTATTCTTCTGCGTGTCTGCGGTGCTTATGAGCCGCCCCGCCCACGTCGGTACCCTGTTCACGGGGAATTTGGACCGGATCGCGAACGCGCGGGATGAGACCGTTTCGACTTGTTCCTCGAACGGTTGCCCCAGCGTCTGCGTCACGTGCTCCATCAACGCGCCGATGTCGCCTTGAGCTCGTATCCACTCCGCCGCGATCTGGCTCCACGTGATACCCAACTGCGAAGTCAGCGCGCACAATTGATATGCCACGCTCCGGCCTTCCGGATGGTCCCCGGGCTGGCACCCTTTGGACACCCACAACCCGCGCTCGACCATGCCGGCCTTGTGCCGCTCCTCGATCTCACCTTTGCATGATGGGCACTCGTACCAGGCGAGTTGCTCGTTCAATATCCGCGCGGCGCGCGCCGGCGCTTCCTCCCTCCCATCCGCGGACGGCCATTTCAATTGCGCCCATTCCAGTATCTGGAGCTCGCCGCAATGGGGGCAAGGTACGTGGTAGTGCCGCTGGTCCGCGCATTCATCGAAACATTTCGAGATGACGCCGTCCCGCGTCGTCGGCGTGGAGATGATGACCAACTTCTTTCGGCGTCCGAACGTCTGCAATCGACGCCGGGCGAGCGCGAGCGGTGACGCTTCCCGCCCGCTGAACTCCGGGAATTTATCCGCCTCGTCGAAGATCACATACCGGATCGTCCTACTCGCGAGAGACTGCGGGCTCCCACCGTATCCGATATAGACCCGCGCGCGCTGCGTCTCGATCTCGCTCTTGTTCAAGTCGAAGACGCGCCCGGTCAAATGCCGCCTTAGCCGCGGGCACCCTTGCAACATTGGGATGATCTCATTCGTGATCTGCTCCTGCGCCGCGTCCTTCGACGGGTAGACCAGCATGACCGGGCCGGGGTCCTGATCCAGCCAGTACCCCAGCGCGTTGCGCGTGGCTTCGCTTCCACCGATCCGCGCCGCCTTGCGTAGGATCACCTCGTCAATGTCCGGGTCACCCAGCGAGTCCATGACCTCAACCAGCGCAGGCGTCCGCGCGTGGCGCCATCGGCCCGGCTCCGCGGCGTCCTTGCCGGTGATGATCCGGTACCGCGCCGCCCACTCGGAGCAGGTCAGTTTCTCCGGTGGTGCCCACGCTCGCCGCTCGGCGAGTGTCCAGATCCCTTCCACCGCGCTCACATCTCGCCCTCCGTGTCGCGTTCGCCGCGGGCGAAGTCCGCCAGGAGCAAGAGCACCTCTTCTGTGATGATGCGCTCGATCTCGCCCTCGTCCCTCCCGGCGCACAGCGGAGCGGCCGTCGCGGCGAGCTGCAGCAGACGCGCCTTGATCACCGAGACCCGCCGCACGCGGTCGCGCTCGACCTCTTCCGCGTCGAGCAGCTCACCCTTCACCCGGGCGACGGCAAGCTCGTGCTTCTCCGCGAGCGCGAGCTCCTTGCGTAGCTTCGCGGCGGCGAGGTCCATCGTAGTGGCCTCGGTGACCACGTCGGGGGAGGGCGTCAACCTCGGGAGCGGCTCGGGCTCCGGCTCCCCCGCGAGCTTCCGCGCGTACTTCTCGCGCTTCATCGTCTGCACCAGGGACGGACGGCCAGGGCGTCCGGTGCGCCCATTCTCCTCGAGCCACTCCGAGACGGCCTCGGGGTCATACCAGACCCGTTTTCGCGCGTCCTTCTCGAATGGTAGCCCGAGCTTGCGCCACTTGAGAAGAGTCGACACGGTCACGCCCGCCGCCTCCGCCATCTTATTCGGCCTGACCCGCCTCTCCGTCAATGTTGCCCCGCCTATGATCGACCTAAGTCCTCCCAGGCCACCGCCCCAACCGACGTAAGTCTATCCCGTTGGGTTTTTTGTGTCAAAAGTAGACAAACCTCGAAAGTCAGGTACAAAC